GCGCACCTCGAACGCCTCTACCCGGACCCTCGGCAGAGCCCGATCAAGATCAATGTCGGCAAGGGCACGGAGCACCTGCACTTCACGCAGACCGGTTCCTACCTGAACGTGTACACGCCGAACGGTGACGGGTTCCGGTCGGGCGGTTTCGACGCCGCGTTCGGCGATGAGGCAGCGGAAGCCGACATCGAGCAGGGCGAGGACGTGGAGCGGGCCGTGATCCCCACGATGGATACCAAGCCGGGCGCGCAGTTCATCCTCGCCGGGACGGGCGCGCAGTGGCGGACGGGGAACCTGCTGTGGCGGAACCTCCAGGATGACGAAGCCGCGGTGGCGTGGCACGGCATCCCCGAGACCATCGATCGTGCCGACCTCGCGTCGTGGGAGCCGGACATCCCGCATCCGCTGACCGGCGCCACGGGTGGCCGCATGCGGGAGTGGATCGAGCTCACCCACCCCGGTGTCGGGTTCACGACCCCGGTCGACGCGGTGAAGCGGTCGTTCGACAAGTGGAAGCTGGACGACTTCCTGCTGGAGTACGGCGGGCAGTTCGGATTCGAGGGCGCAGCGGACACGCTGATCCCGCCGGCATGGTGGGAGCGCGCCGCGGTGAACCGCGAGGTGACCGAGATCAGCATGCCCGAACGGTTCTCGGCCGCGATGAAGGTCCACCACCTCGGCACCCATGCCGCCCTTGCGGTCGCGTGGGACTACGAAGAGCAGTCCGATCTCGTCGCCGACGCGCTCGCCCTCGACGGGGAAACCGAGAAGCCTCGCCGCCGGGCGGTCGCGATCTGGCTGCACCAGCGCGGAACTGACGGGTTCGATCGGGACGTGCTGCTGAAGATGCGCCGCCGCAAGCTCGTGTATGACAACTACGGGCACACGGCGATCATCGCGAAGAAGCTCAGCGGCGCCCCGATCCGCCCCGAGCTGATCGCCGCGAAGGCCGGCGACATCCCACTGTCGACCGTGCGTCTGCTGCAAGAGCTGGAGGCGGGCACCGTCGTGCACTTCCGACAGCAGGTGCTCTCCGACGCGGCCGGCATCGCGGTGCGGCAGTCGTTCGGCAACTACGGGTCGTTCCGGTTCGGGCCGCCGAAGGCTGACCCCGAGGCCGACGTGTGCGCGCTCGAGGCGGCTGCGCTCGCCCTCCACTACCTCGATGATCAGCCTCGTGCGGTGAGCCCTTCGGCCTCGGTCCAGTTCTAGCGACACGCCGAGGGGATGCACAGGATGCAGGATCATGCACGTCGTGCATGCTACTGTCGGCGCCGTGGGTTTCTGGCGCGATATCTTCCTAGGCGGTCCGGCCATGTCGGCGAACGCCGGCCTGCTGTCGTGGTACTCGCCGCAGGACAGCATCCAGTCTCTGTTCATCGCCGACGCCCTGCCCGTGGTCCCGGATGCGATCACCCGCGATCTCGCGTTGCGCATCCCCGCAGTGAAGCGCGCGCACGACATCACCTGCACCGTGCTCGCCGATATGCGATGGGTGCAGCACGACGGTGATGTGCAGCTGGACCCGCAGCCGCGCTGGCTGGTGAATAGCCAGATCGGCGTCCCGCCGCGCGATCTTCGCTGGAGTGTTGTCTCCGACCTGTTCATGAGCGGGTGGGCGGCGATCGGGTTCAAGATCGCCGGCGGTCAGCCGGCCGACGCGATCCATATTCCTCGCGCACTGTGGTCGCTCGAGGACGACGGCCGAATCATGGTCAAGACGACCATTCCGGCCGAGTATCGTCAGCGGGTCATCCCGATCCGCCTCGGCTACGGCTCAAACGGGTTCCTCACTGACGCGATCGAGGACATTCGCGCGGCGATCTCGATCCGCGACGCCTACAAAGCGCGCATCGAGAACCCGATCGCGCAGCAGGTGCTCTCGCTCGTCGCCGAGCGGTGGGACTCGTGGTCCAAGGAGGAGCGCGAGGAGTTCCGGCAGCTGTGGATCGAGGGACGGTCCAGCAAGGGTGGCGCGGTCGCGATGAAACCGGACTGGGTGACGGTCGAAACGACCGGCACCCTTCCTACGGACCTGTTCGAGTCCGGCCGGAACGGCAACCGCCTGGACCTCGCGAACCATGCCGGACTCCCGGCGAGCCTGCTCGAGGCGACCCGGCAGGGCGGGTCCGGCGGCGGCACCGAAATGCGTTACACCGGCGTAGCGAACGGGGCGCAACGTTCTGAGGTGTGGGACTTCGGGCTGTCGAAGTATGCGTCGGCGATCGCCGCGCGACTCTCCCTCGATGACGTATGCCCGCCCGGACAGTCGATCCGCGTCGACACGTCGCAGTTCCTGACCTCTCCCAACCCACCCGAGCAGCAGACAAGCGAGGACTGACATGCACGACATCACGATTCAGGGCGGCGAAGTGCTCGCCAACCTCGAGGAGCGCAGCCTCACCGGCATGCTGATCCCGTTCCATGAGGAGGGACAGACGTCGGTCGGCCGGTTCACCGTCGAGGCCGGGTCGATCGCCATTCCCGCCGATCCCGAGGTGGTCACACTCAATGTCGACCATGACCGCTACCAGCCGGTCGGGCGAGCGTCGCGGGTGTGGGAGACACCGCAGGGCATCATGGCATCGTTCAGCATCGCCAAGACCCCGCAGGGTGACGCGACCCTGGCCGACGCGCTCAACCCGCAGGGGACCCGCCGGGCTCTGTCGGCCGAGTTCAAGACCGACATCGACGCGAACCGGGTCGCGCGGAACGGCATCCTGGCCGGCGCGGCGATCCTCGCCGCGGGCGCGTTCCGGTCGGCGCGGGTCCTGGCCGAACTCGCCGACCCCGACGACCGGCACGTCACCGAGTTCACCGACAGCGCCGGTGTGACGTGGCGCCGCGCCGACGAGACCGCGGCGGCTGAGCCCGTCGCGGAAGAGACCACCAACAAGGAGGAGGAGGCCACCATGGCCGAGCAGCAGGAGAGTGTGCAGGCCGGTGCAGTGGCCGCCACCATGACCGAGGGCGCGCAGACTGGCACGGCAGTGCTCGCCGCGCGGGTGCCGAGCATCCACCAGATCGCGCAGGCGATCTCCGACCTCAAGACGAACCGGACCGATCAGCAGGCGGTGGAGGTGCTGGCGGCGCTGTCCGACCTCACGTTCACCGACGCCGGCGGCGCGATTCAGCCGAACTGGATGGGCTTGATCTCGAACGGTGTCCCGTACGTCCAGGAGTACATCACCCTGTTCAACCCCGGAACCGAGATCTACGCCGGTGGGAAGAAGGGCTACAAGATGAAGCGGGGCACCGTCGGCGCCCCGGTCGACGCACCCTTCGACGGAACCTGGGCGGGCAACAAGCAGCCGATCAACTCGTACAAGGGCTTCACCACGACCCACACGAGCGTGCTCGACCGGTGGGCGATCGGCGAGGACATCGGCCGCGAGTTCTACGACCTGCCCGGCGGGCTCGACTTCGTGCTCGCGTTCCTCCAGTTCCTCCAGGAGGATTACCTGATCTGGCAGGACGAACTCGCGCTGGGGTACGCGGTCGCCGCCGCCGGTGCGCCCGTCGCGCCTGCCACCGCAGACTACCCGAGCGTCTACCCTGACGCACTCGGACACCTCATCCAGGGCATCCTCGCCGTGAAGAAGCGGAAGGCCGACGGTCGCCGCGACACGCCGACCTTCGCGATCATGAACGACCTGGACTTCACGGAACTGATCTACGCGGCCGGCGGCGAGCAGAACCTGCCCGCGTTCGTCAACATCGCGCTGTCGACCGCGAGCCGAGGCACGGTCGACGGCAACGTGCAGGTCGTGAACGGCGACGTCGGGATCGAGGACACCGGCGCGACCCTCGTCGGCGCATCCTACGCGATCGACTTCGACCGCCCCGCCGGCGGACTGCTCGAGGTCGACGCGCTCGACCTCGCCAAGGGCGGGGTCGACAAGGCGGTGCACGGCTACCTCCAGACGTTCGTCAAGCGTCCCGAGGCGCTGGTGCTCATCGGCACCGCCGACGTCTGATCCACGACTGGAGCGTAGGCGATGACCGCATGGTTCACGACCGAGGGGGACACCCCCGAGGCTGAGGAAGAGGCACAGGACCGGCTGCTGCTGGCGTGGGGTGATGCCCCGTTGCAGTCGCCCGAGGTGTGTCAGCTGATCCTCGACGTGGCCCGTGAGCAGGTCATCGCCTACGCTCCCGATCCCGGCACCGCAGAGGCGGCCGTCACGGCCGTACTCGAGCGGTTCGGGCTGGAGCATCACCTGACGGATGTCCTCGCGATCCTCGAACTGGACGACCTGTCCGACCCGCCCCGACGCTACGTGTTCGCGCAGCTCCAGCAGTCGAAGAACCTGTGGGAAGCGGGCCGGGTCAACCAGAACGGTGAGGTCGGCGCCGAGGGCTTCACGTTCATCCCTCGCCCGCTGGACAAGACGATCCGGTCGATCATCCGCCCGATGGACGGGAAGCCGCATGTTCTCTAGCATCGCCGAGATTCGCACGGCCGTCCGCGACCTGCTCGCGCCGGTCCTGCCGGCGTCGTGGGTGTGGAAGCCGAACGTCGACACCCTCACGACGGCGAGCGCGCCCACGGTCTACATCGAGTTCACCGGGATTTCTTCCACCGACGAGGAGGGTCCGCTCGCGCGCGGCTACTCTGCCCCGCAGCTGAACCTGGTCGTCACCGACCCGCTGACGGACACGGCCAAGGCCGAAGATGCCGTCGACATGCACCTGCTGAGGGTGCTCTCCAAGATCGAGTACTCCGACGACCTGCACTGGTCGACCGCCTCGAAGCGGCGACTGGAGAACGGGCAGCTGGCGTGGATCATCCCGCTGAACGCCCTCGCGTACACCCCTGACCCTGACCCACCCACTGAGGAGTAACCATGCCTGAGGTCAAGAACGCCGCCTACATCGGTGGCCCCGGAACGATCACGGTCGACGGTGACCAGCACTTCGGTGTCACGTCGTGCATGCTCGTGAACACCGCCCCCGACGAACAGGTCGTGGACATCAGCGGGCAGGTGCAGGCCGCGGTCGGCGTGCCCGTGTACCGGCTCCAGCTGGAGGCGAACCAGGACAACAAGACCACGGGCGCGCTCACCCGCCAGTCCATGGCGTGGCACGGGCAGTCGAAGGTGGTCACGTTCGTCCCGCAGACAGGCGGCGACTCGCTCGAAGTGACGGTGATCTTCAAGGCCGCGACCCGTGGCGGGCCCTCGCAGGCGCGTCACACGACCTCGCTGGACCTGCCGGTGGACGGCGCGCCGACGATCACCCCGCCCGCCTGAGCCATGTCCGGCCGCATCTCCCTGCTGATCGACTCACCTCTGCGCGATCTGCTGATTCTGCTGCGCGGTGTGCCTGCTGAGGCACGCAAGCAGGCGATGACGCACGCCCGCGATGAGTCGACGCCGATCTGGTTCGAGGAGATCCGCGGCCGCGGTGAGACCCGCCTGGAGCAGCGCGTGCTCGTGAACAGTGCGCGGGTCGGCGTCACCTCCAGGAACATCTTCCTGCGCTCGGGTGGCGTCGGCCGGCTGTCCAGCGGCACCGACGTGTCCGTGCTCGCGAACGCGGCCGAGTTCGGTGCGTCGGCGTCCAAGCAGGTGCGCGCTCGGACACGCACCGGCACCACGTATCAGCGGGCGCTCGGCCGGTCGTTCCGCCCCCCGCGCCGCGGCGGGCACGTGTTCTATCCGGCGGTGCGTGACGCCTCGGCGCGCGTCACGTCCGTGATCATCCAGTCGTGCAGGCGCGCCCTGTTCGACGCTCTCGACGGGAAGCGCTGACCATGGGGAAGGCTCATGAAGTCGCGATCGGCATGGACGGCCGCGAGTTCGATGAAGGCGTACGCCGCGGCATCATCAAGCCGCTGGAGGAAGCCGCCCGCGCACTAGACGATCTCGGCAGTGACGGTGCCCGCGATGTCGGCAAGCTGGAGGACGCGCTGAAGGATGCGCAGCGCGAAACGAAGGACCTCGACCGCAGCATCGACAAGGTGGACTCAGGGACGAAGCGAAGCTTCGGGAAGGCCGGCGATAACGTCGGCGAGTTCAAGGACGAAGCCAAGCAGAACTTCTCGGAGATCACGTCGTCGTTCGACGGGTCCATGGAGTCGATCGGCGAACTCGCGCAGGGCACACTCGGCGGGCTCGCGTCCTCCCTTCCTGGCATCGGTGCCGCGGCCGGTATCGCCGCGCTCGGCATCGGCGCGATCACCGAGGAACTGAGTACCACCGCCGAACGATCGAAGGAGATCAAGGAAGGCATCATCAACGACTTCGTGGAGATCGGTGACGCTCTCGACAAAGAAGCGGTCGACGCGCGCGTGCGCGACATCCTGAACGCTGAGGGCACCCGCAAGGAAGCGCAGCTGCTGGCCGACATCATGGGCATCACCGTGGGGCAGGCCGTCCTCGCCATGGCGGGCGACTTCGAGTCAGCCGGCGTCACCGTCGATGAAGTCATGGACGGGATCAACAACGCCTCGGGCAGCGTCGACACGAAGGTGTGGTCGGACCTCAAGAACACGGTCGACAGCACGACCGACGCGATGGAGGCCGGCCGGGAGGCTGCCCAGGCGCGCGCCGAGGCTGAGAAGCGCACCGCGGCGACCGTCGAGACCGAGCAGAAGAAGCAGCAGGACGCGATCGGCAAGACCGCCGACGCCCTGCTGAACTTCCCCGCGACCACCTACGCCACGGTGAAACTCAACGTCGATGACGCCAACGTGCGCAACTACCGCCCGCCCACTGTCCACGTGAACGCCGTCATCGGCAACCCGAGCCTGGGCGGCAGGGCGTGGCAATGAGCGCCGGGATCATCACATGGTCGGGTGACCCGATCGAGCCCGACACCATCGAAGAGCCCGAAGCGATGATCTCGGGCGGGAACATCATCCACACGATCCCCGGCCGCGAAGAACCGGACGTGACCATGCGCCCCGCTGGGCTGCGCACGGGCACGCTCGTGCTGTCTTTCCCGGATGAGGCGACGCAGGTCGCCGCGCGCGTCGCGCACCAGCAGCCGGAAGAGTTCACCCTGACAGTGACGGGCCGGTCCTACCTCGACATGACCTATGTGCTCTCGCCGCAGGGCATCCGGTCGTATCGGACCCCGGCGGGCCGGTTCGTGGTCGAGGTGGGGTATCAGGAGGTCACCCCGTGACCCGATCCACCCACACTTACAGCGCGTTCCTGATCGGCTCGCCCGATGTGGAACTGTCGGTGCGTGGCGGGCGGATCACGCTCGACTCGGGCAGAGCCCCGCACGTCACGGCCTATGTCGATGTGGCGGTGCCGGATGAGTCGATCCTGACCGACCTGGACCCGCGCGACGGCGTGCGGGTCCGGGTGGAAGCGGATGCCGTGTTCCCTTCGTTCTCGCAGTCGCGCGTGTTCGACCTCGGGTTGCGGTCGAGGCCGATGCGTCACCGTGACGCGGTGGTTTCGCTGGATCTCGCGTCGGATGAGGCGCTGCTGGAGGACTACCGGTCACCCACCGATGACCGCGCACCCCGCGCCCTCGAAACAAGCCTGCGATCCATCGTCAACTATGCGTTGGGGAAGATCGGCGCATCCCTCGCATCGGTGCCCGCAAACGATGCGGACAGGACCGCGTACTGGGATCTCGTGAACTACTCGAAAGACCCACGGGGAACTGTTCTCGCGAACTTCTCTAGTGCTGTAGTGGGTGGCGCCGGAACTCTCGCCCTTGCTACTGGCATGGGGTCGGTTCTCGGAACGGGTGTCAGCACCGGTATCGCGCTCACCCTCACATCCCCGACCTCAGACTCAGCGCGTATCGGACATGTCGTTGAAGTTTCAGGTTCCCGCATGTACACGTTCAGCATGGCTGGCCGGTTCGATCTTGGCGGCTCAGCCACCGGGTCACGCTCGGTGCGAGCTCGGGTGTTGTGGATGGACAGCAACGGGAATGGACTTTCTCAGCCGCACGGTCCGACGCAAAGCCTCACCGACTCTGGCACCGGTGCGACTGTCTGGGCTCGTTGCGCAGTTACCGCCCTTGCCCCCGCTTCCGCTACGCACGCGCGCATCGACTTCGTGGTTCTAGGTTCTCTCGCTTCAGGTGCCATCGTTACGGCGACGTGTTGGCAGGCTGTCGACGGGGTGGAACTGGTGACCTATTTCGACGGCTCAACCAGCGTCGCGGGGTATGCCTGCGCTTGGGATAGCGGCACTGGCCCCTCGGTGTCTACCCGGACGCCTCTGTCCCCGCTCGACTCACGCGACCCCGAGTCGCTTGTCTGGCGCGCAGGGGACTCGGCCTTGGACTTTCTCGCCCCTCTCGTGCAGTCGGCCGGGTACCGGCTCGTGTGCGATGAGGCCCGCGTGTGGACCCTGCGTAGCGCCGGTTACGTCGCGCCGGGAAGCCTGACGATCGCGCATGGCGTGGACATGATCGCCGCGACAGACACACTCTCCCGCGAAAGCAGTGAGTGGTTCGACGCCCAAGCGACCCGATACGTGGACCCCGCCGGCGTCAAACCGCCGCGCACCGACTACTGGTCACTCACAGGGGCTCCCACCAAGGTCAACTTGGTCGAGATCGA